GGCGGCGTGGTCGGCGGAGTCGGCGGCGAGGTCGGCGGCGATGTCGGCGGCGAGGTCGGCGGAGTCGGATGCCTATCGCCAGATCCGAGACATCATCTTGGCCGAGTTGAGCGCCGCGGAGGCGGACTAATGCGCTTCCGCTCTCCGATCCGCCCTCAGCCGCTCCACGTCGTGGACTGGACCGACAAGGTCAACACGTCGCCGTTGGTCTTCGCTCTTCTCTTGCTCGCGGCGATTGCCGTTATGGTGGGTGCGTCATGAGCATCAAGGAGCCGACAAAAGACGCAGCCGACAAGGCCCGCGAGAAGGCCATTGCGAACGGCATGACCATCGTGGAGCCTGCGCCCAACCTGCTGCTTATTGACCTCGATGGCTACGAGGCCAAGGCGCACTTTCAATACATGATGACGGCGGCAGCCGAGTACTTCGGCGCCGAAGAGGTCGAGCGCTGGAAGAGCCGTAGCGGCAAGGGCGTGCATGTTGTTGTGCGCTTAAAACGCGAACTAGATGCCGCGTCGCGTGTCGCGCTGCAGGCGGCGCTCGGGTCAGACGCTTTCCGCGAGCTCCTCGCCATTGCCTGCATCGGCAATGGGCTTGCTGAGCCGTCAATGCTCTTTCGCCCACCCGTCAAGGAGACCAAGCCATGAGCGAATGCACCTGCGAATCATGCGCCCTGCGCCGCGCTCTGGAACGCACGCGGAGGACCGTTAACGAGCTGCGCGCAAAGCACCCGTGCGTTACGTGCGACGGAACAGGGTGGCAAACAATCAGGTGCCGCGGTGGGGACATCGACAAGAGGCTGTGCCCACACTGCCCACCATCACGCACCCCGCTCATTGGATCTGAGGCGAAGATGCAAGAGTCGATCGACCAAGCAAACAACCCACACAAAGGACCCATCTAATGACCTTCTCAATCCAGCAAGTCAAACGCACACGCAACGACCTACCTCCACGCACCGTCGTGTACGGCGCCCATAAGGTTGGCAAGAGCACCTTTGCGAGCTGCGCGCCAAAGCCGGTGTTCGTGCAGACCGAAGACGGGCTCGAATCCATCGACGCTGACGCGTTCCCGCTCTGTAGGAAGTGGAACGATGTGCTTGGCGCGATTGCGTCACTCTACCGAGACAAGCACGAGTTTAAGACTGTCGTTATCGACTCGGGTGATTGGGCAGAGAAGCTGTTGCACGATCACGTGTCAACCGAGAAGTGCGACGGCAAGGGCATTGAGTCGGCGGGATACGGAAAAGGCTACGTCTACGCCGCCGAATATTTCGCGGAGTTTCTGGATGGTCTTAATGCGCTCCGTGTCGAGCGCGGCATGGGTATCGTGGTGCTATGTCACTCGGAGATCCGACGCTTCGATGACCCGCTTGCCAACTCGTATGACCGCTACCAAATCAAGCTACACAAGCAAGCCGGCAAGCTCCTGCAGGAGTGGGCAGACGTCATCGGTTACGCCTGCATCGACACTGTAACGACCATCGAGAAGAAAGACGATTTCAAGAAGTCGGAGCGTACGCGCGCCATGACCACGGGGCGCCGCGTACTGCGTCTGACCGGGTCGCCCGCGTTCGATGCGGGCAATAGGTATTCGCTCCCGGACACCATCGACCTCGCATGGACGTCTTACGAGGCCGCCCTCACTGAAGCACGCAATCCAGCGAAGTAGCAAACAACCCAAACAACAAAGGAAAAGCAAATGGCAAATAACAACCTAGATGGCTTCGACGCAGAGAAAGTAGAGCCAAGCACCAACTTCGATCCGGTCCCAGCCGGCTTGTATTTGGTGATGGCGGTAGACTCTGAATTCAAACCCACCGCCAAGAAGGATGGCGAGTATCTCCAGTTCGTGCTAGAAATCGTCGACGGTCCGCACCGTGGTCGCCGTCTATTCGACCGGCTCAACCTCAAGAACAACAACGAGACAGCGGTCAAGATTGCACGGGCCACCTTGTCGGCAATCTGCCGTGCTGTTGGCGTCATGCGCCCAAGGGATTCATCGGAGCTGCACGGCAAGCCGATGGCAATCAAGGTCGACGTCGAGGAACGCAACGATAAGCCTGGAGCGTTCAACAACAGGATCAAGGACTACGAGCCAGCCAACGGCGCTAGCGCGGCACCGGCGCCAACAGCGGCAGCGGCAGGCGTACAGCCCCCGTGGAAGCGGAAGTCGGCCTAAGCCCCATGGCCGCACTGCCACAACCTACGGTCGACGCGATTTACGCCGCGTACGAGAAGCGCAACGCGGCAGAGCAGCCGCGCGCCTATCTCGGCGCGTCGGAGATTGGCGAAAGTTGTGACCGTAGGTTGTGGCTGTCCCTGAGGAATGTAGGCCGCGAGAAATTCGACGGCCGCATGCTGCGCCTGTTCCAGACGGGCCACCGTGAAGAGCTCCGCATCATCGAAGACCTACGCGCCATCGGGTGCACAGTCTACGACAAGGACCCAGCGACCGGCCAGCAGTGGCGCTACTCGGCGCTAGACGGTCACCTGTCCTGCGGGCTCGATGGCGTTGTTACGGGTATGCCCGAAGCACCAGAGACGCCGCACTTGCTCGAGGTCAAAACGAGCAATGAAAAGAACTTCAGGAAGCTCGAGAAGGAAGGCGTTGAGAAAGCCAAGCCGGTGCACTTCGCGCAAATGCAGCTGTGTATGGGGATGGCAGACCTCACGCGTGCCGTCTACATCGTCCAAAACAAAAACACCGACGAGCTATACTTCGAGCGCGTCGAGTACAGCGACAAGACCTACAAGGCACTGTTGCTACGCGCCAAGCGCATCATCAGCGCAGAGTCGCCACCTGACCGTATCTCTGCCGACCCGACATTCTACGTTTGTCGGTTTTGCCCGTTCCTCGAGACGTGCCACGGCGAGAAGATGCCGGCCGTTTCGTGCCGCACGTGCGTGCACTCGTCGCCAGCCGCAGACCAAAAGTGGAGATGCGCGAACGGCCTACCGATGGATGCCGGGTGCGGAGAGCATCTCTTCGTGCCGGATCTGCTCCACTGGGCGGAGCCGCTGGACGGGGATCCGTCGTGGGTAAAATACAAGGTCAAGAGCACTGGCCGCGAATTCGTGAACGTGGCCGCGAGTGGATTCCCGGCGATGGATTTGCCGCACTACGGTTCTAGCGAGCTCGCGAACTGCAAGGTGCCAGCCATCGGTGAGCCGATGGTTGAAGCGGCGCGGGCTATTTTGGGTGGCAAGGTGGTGTCGCCGTGATCTGCGACGGCGCATGGAGGGCGCTAACGTGGGATCACGGCCTGGCTCATCTGATCATGGCGATGGATGATTCACGGAAGTCATCTCGCTACCCTATTCGGTACCTCCCAATTTGCGGCAAGAAAGGCGTATCGCAACGCACAATGCCGCCGATGGCGCGGGCTGGCGCGCTTCTATGCGCCGAGTGCATCGCAGCGAGACCCGAGATGGAGGCGCTACAATGAGCGCCCTCGCCATTCGCGACGTATCCGGCCCGCGCACGTTCACGCTGCGGCCGTACCAGCTCGAGGCGGTTGACGCGCTCTTCGGCTACTTCGAAGAGCACGCTGGCAATCCGATCCTCTCGCTCCCGACCGCCGCGGGCAAGAGCGTCATCCAGGCGGCATTCATCCGTCGCGTGCTCGAGCAATGGCCCAGAGAAAGGTTTCTCCTTGTTTCACACTCTCAAGAATTGCTGGTGCAGAACGCTTCCAAAATCGAAGCCATGGTGCCGGGAGCTTCGGTTGGCGTCTACAGCGCCGGCCTTGGCCGCAAAGAGACCGGCTACCAAATCACGGTCGCCGGGATCCAGTCGGTCTACAAGCGCGCTCACAAGATGGGCGAGGTCGCCATCGTCATCGTCGACGAGTGCCATCTGGTCTCGAAATCCGGCGACACAATGTATGAGAAATTCTTCGCCGAGCTGCGCCGCTACTGCCCGCACACCAAGATCGTGGGCATGTCCGCCACGCCGTACCGCCTAGATTCTGGTCCCCTCATAAAAGGCGAATCCAGAATATTCACTCACCTTGCATATTCAGTTTCGATAAAGGACCTCATCCAGCAGGGCTACATCGCGCCGCTCGTAACAGCGTCGACGGTCACGCGAGCCGATACGAGTGAGGTCAAGAAGAGCGGCGGGGAATTCATCGTTGGCCAACTAGAGCGGGCGATGAACC